CATATGCCAGGTACTCCTCCAGGGTTTCCGTGCTCCTGGCCGGCGTCCTGAGCCGTTCCGTAAATTCGGACCATAGCATCTCGGACCTTGGCCAATGTTTAGTTTTTCTTGTCCCTGCCGCGCTGATCAGCAGCATCCTGTTGTTCTCCATGCTGGCCTCCTAATCCTTCATATAATACTCGCTCTCAAATCCTGCGCCTTTTAATACAAGTCCTGGCGCCCAGGGTATCGGCTCTGCCATGAGCGCGCAGATCTCGTCCACTGTCACGTCCGGGGGCGCGTCTATGATCACCTCGTCATGGACGTGGAAGACTACCTGCAGCCCCCTGGCGTCGATCCTGCGCAGGGTTTCCGCAAGGCAGTCCCTGGCGATCGCCTGGACAATGTTCTCTGTAAGTTTTCCCCCATAGGTGGAAGCCACCTCCCATTTCCGCGTCTGCTGTCCCACCGTATAATAGTGGATGGCCAGACGCCCGAACTGGTTCTCCTTAAGGAAGGGTTTGGGGTAATAAAGTTTCCTTCCAGCCGGGAGCTGTATGGTAAGGAAATTCTGTCCATAGACCAGGTCCCCCTCCAGCGCGAAGATCAGCCCGTGGATGGCCTGCGGCTGGGCCGTCTGCATTGCTTCAAGGGCGGCCTGCTCCACCGCGTACCATAAGTCCCGGATCCTGGGATTGGCTCCCCGCCATCTCTGCACGATGTCCGGCAGTTCCTCTTCCGCCAGCCCCATGCCCAGGGCTCCCATGGCTATGAGGGCATTGGTCCCGCCCTGGTATCCCAGAGCGAGGGTTGCCACCTTCCCTTTCTGCCGGAGCGCATACTCCGGGTTCCCTTTTACGATTCTTTCTATGGGGACATGGAACATCTGGGATGCTGTCGCCTCGTAGATCTTCCCGTGGGTGGCGAATACCTCGTTCACCCACTGCTCCCCGGCAAGCCAGGCGATCACCCGGGCTTCAATGGCCGAGAAATCCGCAACTACAAATTTATTCCCCTCAGACGGGATGAACGCCGTCCGGATCAATTGGGAGAGGGTATCCGGCACGTTCCCGTAGATCATCCGCACCCCTGCATAGTTCCCCTGCTTTACCAGGTTTCTGGCAGAGTCCAGGGTCTTTAGGTAATTCCTCGGCAGGTTCTGCATCTGAACCAGCCTTCCTGCCCATCTTCCAGTACGATTGGCCCCGTAGAACTGCGTCAGTCCCCGGACTCTGCCATCCATTCCCATTGCGGCCTCCATGGCCACATATTTTTTAATGGAAGTCTTCCCTAATTGCTGCCGAATCTCCAGGACTCTCCTGACTTTCTCCGGGAGGCCTTCCCGCCCCAATGCTTCTGCTACGGTGGCCTTCTGCAGATTCTCCAGTTCCAGGCCATTTGCTCTCAGCCACGGGAGCAGCTGCGCGGCGCTATTGGGATTGCCTAGCCCTGTCAGGCTGCGGGCCTCCTCCTCTAGCCGCCCAGCACTCTCCGAATCAATTTCCAGCGCGCCTTGGATGAGTTCCCCATCCACCCGTACCCCGAATGCATTCATGCGAATGTCCATCTGCCACAGCCTTTCCTCCTCTTCTGGCATCGGGAACAGGCTAAGCCTTTTCAGTATCTCGCTTTCCGTGACAACGTCCTGTTTACAGTAGTCCTTGAACAGGGACCACTTTTCTGGCGCGTGCCTCGGGAGGTTCCAGGTCCGGTTCCCATTGGACTTGGCGGGCTTGCAGGGCACGCAGAAATACCTGATCAGCGCTTTCCCCGCCGTCAGCTTCTGCTTGTCCTGCGGAAGGCCGATCGCCCTTCCCGTTGCATCCAGTCCCGCGGTGTACCCGCAGTACAGCCCGTGGGCCATGGTGCACCGCCACTGCTCCAGGGGCGTCTCGAAGCCGGCCTGGTTTAAGCAGTACCATTCAAAAGCCGCGTTATAGGCATGCTTGATTATCCGGGGGCTTCTCAGGGCCTCGCACAATTCCGCGCACTCTCCGTTAAACTCTTTCTGCCTCCCATTCAAAAGCGCCCCCTGTTTTCCCCTAAGCTTCTCGTCCGTCAGGTCCAGTATTTTTACCGGCCTCTCATCAAATTTATAAGCAATCAGCAGGATTTCAAAGTCTGGGGATTGGGCGTACCTGTACAGGCCTGCCTTCCCGATATCCACGCTGCTTTTTGTTTCTATGTCTATGCTTAGGTGTCTCATAGCGATCTCCTCCTGTCAGAAAGAGGGACTTGCGTCCCTCCATGCTACATCGGCAATCCCGTAATCGGGTTGATGCCTGGCTGGCCGTAGGCGGCCGCCTGCGCTGTCTGCTGCACCGGCTGCGGAGATCCGAAGGCCTGGGCGGCTGATACATGCCCGCCGCTTAATGTTTCGCCATCCCTTAGTTTCTGCACCGGGCCAAGCCCGCATCCGATCCCTTTCTTGCCGCCAAATGCATATGGGTAGAAGTTCACGTTTACACGCCCATACATGCCGCTGTACACCTCCGACTGGTTGATGATAGGGTTCCCCATTCTGTCCACGACCTCCGGCGGATAATCCACCTTTGCGCTCGCGGTAAATACCCAGTGCCCCTTGCACTCGTCTCCAAAGGGCATGCCGTCGCTGGGGCGCACGCCGTCCCCATCATAGACGGGCGTGGGAACAATCGGCGGGCACTGACCGTTCCACTTCTCGGAAATCCCCTTCTGCTTGGCGGCCTCGATCGCCGCATTGATCCTGCCCATCGTGTCTGCATCCGTCTTCGGGACCAGTATGGTCACGCTGAACTTCTCCTCCTGCCCCTGCATCGCTGCATAAGGCTTGAAGAGGTGTACATAAGATAATCTTGCTTCTCCTGTTGTTACGTTTGTCGCATCTCCAATTGCCATGTTATTTTTCCTCCTTGAATACCTCTTCGGCAGTTATTTTGTTTGTGATTGCTTCTCTGCTATCCGCTTCCTGGACGAGTGCGGGCTTTCCGCGCCGGACGGCTACGTACGAGCCTACCGTGTCCTGGAAGTCCTTCTTCCCTATCATCTTCTCCACCTGGGCCAGGGTCAGCGGCTTCCTCTCCCAGAGCATCTCCTCTGGCGCGACCCCGCTCTTCTCCAGAATCGCGAAGGCCGCGTCCATATCCGTCCACTCCCGAGCGCTCCTGCCCTCGACGGCCTTCCAGCCGGGTACCTCGTTGCCGGCCAGGCATTCCGCCAGCGCGCAGTCCTTGAGCTCTGCCAGCCATTTAGCCACCCCCGCCCCAAGCCTCAGGTACTCTCCCATCTGCCCGTTGCTGATCAGCGGCGGCTTCTTCCCCAGATCCGGCGAGAATGCCAGTTTCACGTTATGCTCGGCCCGCGCGGCGCACCGGCTTCTCGCCCTGCAGAACCTGCAGGTATCCTCGCCCGGGGAGTACCCCGCGTTCCCGGATACCGCCAGCGCCGCCTGCTCCCTGACATGCTCCCCGAACTCCTGCAGCTCGTCTATGCTGCAGGACCATTCGGAGATCCCGTCTGGAAGCCTGGGCTGCACGATCGCAAGGCGTGCCTCCTTGATTGGGTATAGCATCTTGAGGGCCTCGTATGCCCCAAGCGCGTAGAGCATCATCTGCGGATTCCTCTCCGCGGACACCCGTCCTGCCGGGCTCTTTCCATACTTGAAGTCTATTACGAACAGCCTGGATCCCTGGACCATGGTGCAGTCCGCGGTACCGTATCCCTCGCCCTCATATCCAGGCGGCATGTAGCGGCCAAAGTCCCATCTGCGCTCGGCATCCATGTGCGGCTGACTGGGAAGGCCTAGGGACGTGTCCCTTATGTAGTCGATATAGGCGTCCGTATGCCCCAGCATCTCGTCGTCCCACAGCTCGTTCTCCTTCATCTTCTTGATTGCCGCATTCAGCTTCCGCTTCGAGATCTCCTTCGGATAGAAATAGTTTACCACCTTCATCTCCGCGAGTTCGTGCGCCAGCGTCCCTTCCGCCGCGCTTTCGGATGCCGTGTCTGGCATTCCCTTCTCCAGCAGGACGCTGCCCGGGCACTCGAGCCATCGGTGCGCGCTGGACGGTCCGAAAAGCGCATGCGCTCTTTCCTTATGCCCCATCAGATCTGCGCCCCCATTCCGCGTAATGCCGTCGCAAAACTCCCGTACTGCTCCTGCGGCAGCATCGGAAGGGCCTCCACGCCGTATCCCGCCAGGAGTTCCTGGAGCTGTGCCTGCATCCCCTTATCCATCAGCGTCATCGCCGCCCCTGCCAGTTCGTCCAGGGTATAGCCGCGCTCCGCGGTCGGCACTGCCGGCGTCGCTGCCTGGGCTGGCTGCGCGATAGGTGCTGCCGGCGAGGCCTGTCCCATCATGGCCTGCGCCGGGATCTGCGTCGCCTGGGCGATCTGCGCGCTGTATGGCTTCTGCGCCGGCGATGCCTCTTCCCCATGCAGCCCGGCCAGCATTCCTGCCGCCTTGATCAAGTCGTCGATCCTGTCAATCCTGATTGTTACGTTTACATCCATCTTTACAATTCTCCTTTTCTTCGCTATAATTTAATTGGTTAAATTTCTTGAGCGCCCGAGGCTTGCCGGCCTATGAAGGCGCTCTAATTTTTTGTATAGAACACTTTTCTGTCTATCGACAGTTCCGTTATCCCGTTTGGCCTGATGTCAATGGTATACTGTCTTCCGTCATCGTCATCGATGTAGGTTGCCCATATACGTCCGCCATCCGTGGCCGCAATGCTTACTATATCCATGCCGGCCTGCGAAGCGATCCTTGCGATCCCTTTCAGGTGCGGCTCCATACCAAGCCCGATGTCCATCCATCTTTCCTTCGTCAACTTCCTCACCTCCCTTCTATACTTCTCCGTCCTCTACGCGGATTCGGATGTGATGCCGATCCGTCTCAATAAGGATCCCTCGATCCATATCGACCAGCACGCGCATGATGCTATCCATGTCAATCTTAAGGTTAAATGCGATCGACGCGTCCTCGACCGCGCCGTATGCCTCGCT